CACCCCGTGAGCACCCCGGTGCCCTGCGATGTGAGATGCCAGTACCGCCCGCACCGGTAGGCCCGCAGCTTGCTGCCTGCCCGCCGGGAGAGCTGGCTGGCGCCCCGGCGGGCGTCGCGGCGCGACAGGTAGCAGACCTTCCCGCAGTCAGCGCACGTCCACCGCTGGGTGCCGGGCGGTGCGTCATGCTGGCTCACCGCGCCTCCCCCATCCAGGGCGGGGCGCCCTGGCAGCAGACGTGGCCGAACACGGTCACGTCGATGTCGCACCCGCACGGCCGCCGCAGGCCCGGCTGCTGGCAGCCCAGCTCCAGGACCGGCAGCGGGGACACCGGCGCCCGGATGGCCTCCTGCCTGCGCGCGAGCGCCGTGACGAGCTGGCGGCCGATCATGGCTTGCCGCCGTTCAGCCGGTTGCGCAGCGTGCGCTTCGACGTGGTGAACCGCCAGTGCCGGTCGCGGCAGCAGCAGGCAGCGCCTTTGCAGAACCGGCGGTGGTGCGGGCATCGCAGCCGCTTAACGAGCTGGCGGCCGATCACGGCACCTCCCGCGCGCCATGCTGGGCCTCAACGAACAGGATGTTCCGGGCGTGCCGGTCCTCCCACTCGTGCTGTCCCAGGTGGCTCCAGAGGTCGCTCAGGCTCGCGTCCGGGTCTTCCTCGCTAACTTCCACCTCGACCGGGCAGACGGGGCACGGCAGGATGACGTTCACTTCGCTCCCTCCCGCCATGGCCCCGCCGGCCCCGCTGCCCGCACCCGGGGCACGCCGCAGGCGGCGGGCACGGCGGCCAGGGCCGCGGGGAACGCCGCGGAGGCGGGGAAGGCGTACAGCTCGGCCATCACCGGCCGTCCGGGTCGTAGTCGGGCCGGGCTTCGCTGTGCTCGACCAGGTCGTACGTGGCCTCGAAGATGCCCGGCTTGCACGGGTAGAACTCGCCCTGCACGCCCTTGATCACGTAGTCGCCGATGTCAGCACGCATGCGGCCTTCCAGTGTCTCGATGTAGAGACACGGCTCAGCGAACGGGATCTCCGCGTGGCCGCTTCCGGCTTCGATCCACGCGGCGATGGCGGCGTGGCTGGCCAGGTCGTCGATCAGCTGCCGGGCCTCGATGACGACGGGCTTCTTGCGGTACTTCATCGGTATCCTTCTTCCTGGGTCGGAGCTGGCAGTGCGGGCCGGTCGCGGGAGAAGTCGCGGCCGGCCCGCTGCCGGTCAGTGCCGCTCGCGGGGGAACGGCGGGTCTGCCTCGACGGCCTTGCGGGATTCCTCGAAGAACTCCTCACGCGCGGCGGCCAGGTTCTTGCCCAGCTCCTCCCGCGCGATAGAGCAGGCTTTCTCGTAGCTGTCCCACGCTCGTTCGTGGGCCCGGAGGAACTCCGGCAGGTTCATTGGCTTCCTTCCTGGTTGTCCTGCTGGCTGCCGCCCGGGCCCGGAACGGGTAAGCAGGCCCGGGCGGCGTTCATGGGGTGAGCACCGCCTGGCTGAGCCTGCGGGCGGCCTGCTCGGCAGAGCGCTCATCTGCCTCGATGCCGATGGCAGGCCGGCCTGCCTGGCGGGCAGCATCGAGGGTGCTGCCACTGCCAGCGAACAGATCGATCACGAGGCCACCGGGCGGGCAGGCGTAGGCGATCAGCAGCGAGAGCAGCTCGGCGGGCTTCTCCGAGGGATGGATTGCGCGGCGCTGGAGGTTACGTGCGCGGATCACCGAGCGGGCGAGCCTCAGCCCGTCGTCCACGTACGCGGTGACCGCGAGCTGTCCCGTGTGGCCGAACCTGTTGGCACTCTTGGGTTCGGCGCTCTTGTTGCCGCGATCTCTTCCCTGGTTCGGGAGTCGTGGCACCTCATGGTGAATGCCGCCCCATGGACCCTGGTACCAGTGCAGGACGTGCTCGTGGACGCGGCGGAACCGGTCAGCAGCGAAGCCGGTGCCGTTCTGCTTCTCCCAGATGACGTCCTGGCTGAGCTTCCAGCCTGCGAACTCGTCCCGCCGGCCGAGGAACATCCGCAGCGAGCCGAAGCACCACAGCGACCGGGTGACCTTGGCGGCCACGTCGGGCCAGCCGTCCGGCCAGCGGTCCCACGCCAGCGACGTCTCCCCGTACGGCGGGTCGGCGACCACGCAGTCAGCCACCACGCTGAGCGCGGGCAGAACCTCGCGGCAGTCGCCCAGGTAGAGCGTCACGCTGCCGTCGGTCCAGTAGGGCTTCACCCCGCCACCCCCGCCCCGCCCCCGTACGGCTCGCACAGCCCGTTCCCGGCGGGGCGGCAGGTGACGTCCGCCCCGTGGCCCGCGTGCCGCTGCACGGCGGTCCCGGGCTCCGCCACGTTCCCGCAGTGGTGCACCGAGTGCCGGTGCTCCAGCGCCCCCGGCTCCTCACCGCGCCCCAGGAACCGCGCGGCGCGCGGGTGGGTGAAGGTGACGGCCACCTGCCCGGCGGGATCCCTGGCGTAGTTCAGCGCCGGCACGCCGGGAGCGAGCAGGATCCGCGTATGGCAGTCCTTGCACTCCCGGTAGCCGGTGGCGATGGCCATGGCGCTCACCCGCCGCACGCTTCGACAGCGGCAGTCGCTGCGGCCTCCCACGCGGCGCGGTGCCAGGCTTCCAGGACCGTCCAGGCGCGGGCGTGCGGCGCGTTCCGGGCCTTCCAGTACGCCTCGTACGCGGCCTGGCCGGGGGTGCGGTCAGTCGTCATCGTCGTCACCCCCGCAGCATTCGCCGACCCAGCCGCCCTCGCCGTCGCCGTCAAAGCGGGCGGTGATCCACCTAGCCATCGCTGGCCTCCTCGTCCAGCCGCGCCTTCTGCTGCCCGGCCTGCCAGCACGCGGACACGAACAGCTGGGCCAGCTCCTCCGCCTGGTCGGCGCTGAACCTGAGCTGGCCGATGGTGACGGCGGCGTAGTCGACCCCGATGCCGACGCGGACGTCGTCCAGGTCGGTCACCTCACCGAGGATGCGGACGTACTTGTCACTCATCGGTGACCTCGCCCTCGGCCAGCAGCAGTTCCAGCGCCGCGCCGTCGGCGCACTTCTCCAGCCACCTGATGACCCGCGCCGCCTGGTCCTGGTCCAGCTCATTGGACGAGTTCAGGTCATCGCACTGGGCCAGGATCGCCGTGACCCGCAGCCGGGACTGCCGGTCGTCGGGGCTGTCCGGGTTGTAACCGAGCCGCTGGAAATGCTTATGGATGATGCCGCGCTGCCCGCTGCTGGCCTTCGCGGCCGGCCGGTCATCCGGCCCGGCAGCAGGACCGCTTCCCGGGGTTCCGTCCGGTACTGCCGGGCCGGGGTTGCGGGCCTCCCCCGCAGGGTCCGCAGGGGGGGTCTGCGGCTCTCCTGCGGGGGAGGCGTCCTCGTCCACGACCTCGGCGTCGTGGATGTCCTGGGGCGCCGCGGCTGGCATGGCCGCGGGCGGTGGCGCAGTCAGCCCGGCCGCCTGGGCGCTCGCGCGCAGCTGCTCGCGGCGGAACTCAGCCGACGTGGGCACCCATGGCTCCAGCCGGCGGGCGGCGGTCTTCCACCACATCGACCGGCCCTGAAACTCCGGGTGGTCCTTCCCGCCGTCGAGCCGGTTCCACGGGCTGTAGGAGTCGTCGGGCTTGTAGCCGCCGGAGTCGCGTGCGGCCAGGACGTCGTCGCGGGTGAGGATGACGACGCGGGAGGTGGCGCCCGTGGTGAGCCTGGCGTAGGCGTAGGCGCCGACCATCGCCCCGCGGTCCCGTGAGCCGGTGGCACCGAAGAAGTCAGCACCCGTGGTGCCCCGGCCGCCGGTCTCGTGCACGGGGACCTCGTCCTCGCCCTCGACGTAGCGGAAGAAGTCCTTCGCGCACACTTCGCGGACCACGACGGAGGCGACCGCGCCGGATCGGTACATCCGCTCCACGATGCCCCGGTAGCCCTCGATGCCGAGCACCTCCGGCACGCCCTTGCGCTTGCGGGGCGTCAGGTAGAACTCATCGGTGCCGGGCTGGTGGCCGAGCGCGGCGCACCGCATCAGCGCGGTGATCAGGCTGTCCGGGGACCGTTCGGCGGCCTTCATCAGGTCGGCGCTGCCGTACAGGGCGGCGGCGGCGGTGCCGAGGAACCCCTTGACCTCGATGTGGTCGGGGAGGATCGCGGCGAAGTGGGTTTTGCGGTCCCACATGACGCTGACGATCCCGGCCTCGCGCCTGGCGACGGCCTGACTGACGGTGGTGGCGGTCATGCTGATGGCTCCTTCTTGGCGAGCTGGCGTCGGCGGTACTCGCGTTTGCACGCGCGACACTGCCGCCATCCGCGCCATACGTAGGTGTTCTCAGGCGTGTACTCGTGGTCGTTGCCGCAGCGATCGCGCTCGCGGTAGCAGTTGACCGTGACGCGCGCGCTGTTCTCGGCAGCCGTCACGGGCTCCAGGTGCGCAGGCCAGCAACAGGCACTGGACGTGCAGCCGCGGTCCTTGACGTGGTCGATCGTCAGGCCGTCCGGGATGGGGGCGACCAGCAGCGTGTAGACCACGCGGTGGATGCCTTCGGTACGGCCGAGCCACTTGACGCGGCCGTAACCCTCAGGAGTGGTGCAGCGCGTCCAGACCCAGCATCCGGACTCAGGGTCAATGGCGATCTTGCTTGCGATGCGCTCAGGTAGGTCGCTGAGCCGGAACGGGGCGGTCACTGCTTGGCCTTGGCCGGCACGAGCTTGTCTGTCGTGCTCTTCTTGCGGACGTGCTCCTTGACGTCATAGACCTGTCTGGTCGCGACCAGCTCGCCCGATCTGGCATCAACTACCCGGTGGCCATCGCCGAGCAACTGGCGAAGCTTGTTCTCGGCGAGCTTCTTGCGCTGCTCGGCCGCCTTGTACGCCTTGCAGGCGGCGCGGTACTGGATGACAGGCATGCGCCGCACGGGCACGTCCACCTCTGTGATCAGGGGATGAAGAGTCTTCAGTGCACCGGTGGTCGAAGGCCGCCAGTCCACGTCCGGCTCGTCGCCCAGGTCGATACGCTCCAGGAACAGCAGCGCCTGGCCGCGCATCAGCCGCAGGTCCTCACGTGCCTGCCCGTCCATGGCCAGCTCGTAGACGCGGACCTTGCGGCGGTTCCACAGCAGGCAGGCCACATAGCCCGCGGTGACACCCATGACGTCCATCTGCCACAGCACCTGGCAGCGGTAGTGCACCGGAATCTGGTCGGTGCCGTCCTCACCCCACTCGTCGCTGCCGCCATCGATCTTGCATTCAAGGACGGCGAGCTCGCGGCCTGCCTGAGGGCGGTGCGCTTCGTAGACGAGCCGGTCCGGGGTGGCCATCTGCCACGGCTGGTCCGGGTGCGCGTAGAGCTCGCGGCCGTCGCCGTGGATGTACCAGTCCGGGTGGCGCTCAGCGAACCGCTCAGCGATGAAGGACTCCATGTAGCTTCCGAGCTGCATGGCGTCGGTCTCTTCGACGTCCGGGAGCTGGCCGAGCTTCTGGTGGTAGAGCGCGAACGGGCTGCTGTACGGGGACAGGCCCATCACGATCGCGATCTCTGATGCGGTGATGCCCTGCCGCCTGGCCGCGAGCCATTCCGCCTCGCTGCCAGTGGGGATCAGGATGGCGCTCACGGCAGCTTCTTCCCTTCGAGGATCTTCCGGTCCCTGGCAGTCCACCCGCGCCCGGCCACATGCACGCACCTCTTGTGCCCGCAGGGGGCGGTGCAGGAGCACAGGCCGGACGGCGCGGGCTTGCACCAGGTGCACGGGCTGGTTCCGGCTGGCCAGTACGGCACGGGCTCATCCGGCGCGGCGGCGGCGTGCATGCGGTTCCCGGCCCAGCAGGCGCCGATGATCACCAGGCCCCAGGCGGCGAGGATGATCACGAGCCAGGTCACGATGCCACCTCCGCCAGCACGTCCAGGAGCTGATTGCCGATTGCTTCCGTGTAGGCCGGCGGGATGGCCTGCCGGCCCTCTTCCTTGCTCATCCAGGTGCAGCCCATGGCATCCGCGAACGCGCGTTCCCCCTTGTGCTCGAACGGCAGCAGCCGCGGGTTGCGGTAGCACTGGCACGGCTGGATCAGCTCGAACGCCGTCCAGTTGCCGCGCTGGAAGGCCCGGTGGCGGCGGATGCTGAGCCCGAACTGGGTGCCGCACAGCACGTAGTCAGGGCGCAGCGGCGGGCACGCCTCAGGGACGTTCTCCACCACCCACGGGATCTGCACCCTGGCCAGCAGGGCGAGTGTGGGTGTCAGCAGGTCCGGGTGGTCGTCGCGTGAGCCGCGCCAGGCGGTTGCCCGTGAGAAGTGCTGGCAGGTGGGACTGGCGTGGATGGCATCGAATGGCCCCCACGCCGGATAGAAGGGGTCACCTTCGGCCACGGCTGCGAGGATGTCCATCGCGTCGGCCTGGTGGAAGTCGAACGGGTAGCGGGGCTGCGGGTTGATGTCCACGCCCACCACGTCGAACCCGGCCTGGTGGTAGCCGACCGAGGCACCACCGGCGCCTGAAAAGAGGTCCAAGAGCCTCGGGCGCCGGGGCCTCATGGCAGCATCCCCGCCCTGCGGCATTCGGCGCTGATCAGGTCCAGCACCTCGCGGAACAGGGCCGTGATGACATCAGCGCGGGGCTTCCTGGCGTGCCTCTTGCGGCGCCGTTCGGCTGCCAGGCACGCATCGCAGGCGGTCTCGCCGCCGCGGACGTGCCGCTGGTAGGCCGCCTGGGTGCCGCACGGCTGGACGGGGCGCCTCACAGGACGACCTCCCCGGTGTATGCGTCCGCCCCGGTGCCCCGGTAGACGTACGGCCTGGGCCCGGGCAGCCCGTTGCGGACGGGTCGCGGGTCGGGGACCTGCGGGCCGCGGTATTCCTGGCCGGTCCGGTCCTGCCAGGCGCGGGCCATGGCCTGCAGGCACGGGTAGCACACGGGTTCGCCGCGCCTGGAGTGCCGCAGGGCCGCGGCGGGGGTGCCGCACGGCTGCAGGTCGGGCCACTGCTGGCCGGCGCGGGTCACAGTTCCCCCGCCGCCGGCGGCTGCTGGCGGAGCCGCCCGATGGCGCGGCGTATCCGCGGCCCGATCTGCCGCTGCCGCGCTGCCCGCGCTTCCGCCCCGGCCTGCTCATAGACCAGGAGGAACTGGTCAGTGGCTGCTTCCCGGCCGCCCGCGATCAGGGTGTCTTCGGGGCGGAACCTGTCCCCGTCGGTCAGGGTGAAGTCCACGATGGTGTCCTCGTGGGCGAGGGCGGGCACGGCGGGCACGAATCGGGGCGCCGGGGCCGGGGTGACGAACCGTTCCTCGTAGCGGGCGGCCTGCCGTTCAGCGCGGCGCGTCTCATCGACCACGAAACCGGGGTCCCGGCCGTCCCAGACGGCCAGCAGCGCGAAGCAGTGGCGGGCGTCGGCGGTGATGCGGACAGGGAACCGGGGGTCCAGGACGTCGAGGTGGCCGTCGGGGGCGGTCATGGGGTCACCTCCGCTGCCACGCTCAGCAGGACCCGGCACGCATGGCCAGGGGCACAGAGGGGGCAGACGGGCTCGCGCTGCGCGGCGCGGCGCAGGACGGCCCGCTGGCAGGGCGCGCAGACCTTCCACGTCTCGATGTGCTCGTGCACGCAGCCGCTGGTGACTATCGTGACGGCCTCGCGGTGGCAGGACCGGTACACCTCCCGGGACCAGTCGTGCCTTGCGCCGAGGTTGGCCAGCGGGCCCATCCAGCCCGCTTCGCAGTTGCTCACAGTCCCCGCCTCCCCGCGCGCCGCGCCGTCCGCCACACGGGCACAGGCACCCGCCTGCGCCGCACCACCGGCACGGGGTCGCGGCGCGGCACGGGCGGCTGCACGCCGAGACGTTCCAGCTCCTGCGGCGACGGCAGCCACTTCGGCTCCCACCAGAGGTGCTCAGCCATCGGTCCGCTCCTGCCTGGTCGCGTCCCGCAGCCGGTACACCTCGGCTGCGTGGAAGCGGCGGTGGCCGCCCAGCGTGCGGATCGACGTGAGGCGCCCGGCTTTGGCCCACCGGGTCACGGTCTTCGGGTCCACGGAGAACAGGCGGCTCACCTGGGCCGGGGTGAGCAGGTCGGCGTCGGTGATCTTCATGCCTGCGCCTCCCCGGTCTTCTCGATGGGGCGCAGGCCGTAACCGGCGGGCGGCGCGAGGTGGCTGGCGGGCGCGTGGAACTCCCTGCACTCGTGGCAGAACCACAACTCCCTGCCGTCAGGGACAGCGCAGTCCCGGCCCGGGGTGGTGGGGTTCACCGAGGTACCGTCTGCGCGCTTCACGCCCTCGGCCGCGCTCTTGTCGCCCTTCGGCTCGGCGGTCTGCCATGCGCCGGCCCACTCGATGCGCTCGGCGGTCGCGTGGTTGCCGTCGTGGCCGGAGGGCAGCGAGCACAGCATCGTCTCGGGCGGCTCACCCCACTGCGCGGGGCACACGGGCAGCACGAGGGGGCTTGCGGCGGCCGTGGGCCAGCGGTGGCCGGTGATGTCCTCGTGAAGCACGACATGCCCGGCCAGCAGGATGCAGCGGTAGATGCCGTTATCAGGGCGCGTGATCGTGCAGGTGCCGTCCGGCTCTGCGCCCCCGGCCACCCCGGCCGCGCTCCCGGCGTCCTGCGGCCAGCCAAGGCGCACGTTGCCGTCCTGGTCCTGGGACGAGTGCTCGCCCGTGTGACCGGCTGGCAGATTGCACGTGTACCACGACGAGGGGTCCTGCACGTACTGCGGCTCGCTGTGCGCGAGGCACAGGCCTGCCGCGGCCGCGCTCGCGGCGTCGTACCGGCCGTGCTTGCTGCCGCCGCCGGCCTGCTGCTCGGCCAGCGTCCGGTGATCACGCGAGCCGGGATGGCGCCCGAGGAACCCGGCCGGGGCCCGGCTGCTGATGAACAGTCCGCCACCCTCCTCGCCGGGCAGCGCGGCCAGCGCCAGCGCCCCGGCCCGCATCATCTCCTCCACGTACGCGCGGGCCGCGGCGATGTCAGGCTGGCCGGTCACCGCTTCACCTTCACGTTGTACGTCGGGGCACCGGTGACCTTGATCTGGTGCGTGCCGTAGTCCCAGACAGCCGGGCCGAGCACCGTGTGCACGAACTCCTCGGCCCGTTCCAGGTAGGGCTTACCGCCGCTGCCGACGCAGATCACGTAGGTGCCCTCGGAGGCTGGCGGGGAGTAGACGCCGAACGGGTCCATCTGCCCGACCGTCAGGCCCTGGCCGCCGTTCGGGTAGCCGTCGTTGACGACCTGCTGCGGGTTGGACAGCTGGGCCGTGTCCGGCACGCCCAGGCCCAGCGACGGGCACACGAACACGGGGTCACGGACGCCCTGGATGAAGAAGAACGAGGTGGACTGGGTGCCGTCAGCGGCGGCGGTCTCCGCGTCGATCAGGATCTGCCGTTCCATGGACCAGCTGAAATGCGGGATCTGCTGGTTTCTGACCAGGCTCTGGGTGTCCTGCCGCTGTGCCTGGTTCTCCTGCTGCTGACCGGATGAGTTGCTGGCTGAGGTGCAGGCTGCCAGGCCAAACCCGGTGACTGCTGCGATACTGAGGGCGCTGATGGCTTGACGGGTACGGTTCATCACGGTGTTCCTGCCTGATAGAAGGGCGAGCCTGGCCGGACAGCCCCGGCCAGGCAGTTCTGCTTCACCCACCGCGCCTGCCCGCTGCGCAGCGGGACCCCGGTGATCTGGGCGGCGTCAGAGCACGCGATCCCCGCGATAGCCATCCGCTGCGCCTTGAGCGCCGACTTCATCGGCGAGTTAGCCGGGTCGGCGATCTGCGTGGTCAGCTCGGCCACGTCGGCGATCTTGGACGTGATCTGGGCGCGGAGCGTCTCCTGGTTGGAGGCGCCGTTCTGGATCTGCTGGTTCTGCCGGGTGGCGTTGGCGTTGCTGAACCACCAGCCCGCCTGCCAGCCACCCCAGATGAGCAGCCCCAGCAGGGCGAGCACGCCCACCCCGACGCCGAACCAGCGCCAGAAGGCCGCCCAGACGGTGCCAGCGGCGATGTCAGGCTGGCCGGTCATGACGCGTCTCCGCGCGTGTGCGTGCTGCCTGCGGCCTCACGCCAGCCGGGCCATTCGCCTGAGGTCATGTCGCCGACCATCGCGGTCGCGGCGGCAAGCGCCAGGGTGGCGTGCACCTGGGCGGCCTGCTGAACCTCGCTCACGTGCACGTCTGGTGCTACCTCCGCAGCGGCGAGCAGCCGTTCGGCCTCGCGGTAGTGCTCTGGCCCGGTCATGACGCGCCGCCTGCGGGCCGGATCATCTGCCCGTACAGGGCGATCGCCGAGTCCTGCAGCTGGCTGACCGTGGGCTTGAGGACGTCCCAGGCTGCGGCCCTGGCTGCGTCCCAGGCT